TAAGGCATCCAGACAATACAATAATGCCTTCCGAGTATTCATTTAATATCTCCCTATCAATACGTGGCTTATGATAAAAGCCTTCGTTCCATGCAAGCTCTTGCAAAATGTTTATGTTTTCTAATCCTTTTTTATTCTTTGCTAATAGGATAATGTGATTGTATGCCTGAATTGATTTATCTGTTTTAGATGAACGATCAAATCTGTCTGTGGGGGATATGTATGCCTCAACCCCAAGTATAGGCTTTATTCCTTGATCTTTACATGCTATCTGCATTTCACGATGTGAAGATAGTGTTCCATGATCTGTAATTGCTAATGCTGTCTGACCAGCATCCTTTGCTGCCTTTACAAGTTCGGCAGGAGAGTTAAGACCATCCATTAATGAATAGTAAGAATGCACATGTAAATGTGTGAATGACATTAACTCTCCGCCTTTAATCTGAACTTACCAGTCTACGCTGCTACTTGAAGCTGAAGACTCTTCTGCATTACCTGCTTCGCCCATATAGAAGCCTTCTTGCTCTGCATATGGAACGTGGCGTACTGCTGTTTTTTCTAGGTCATACAATTCCAGCGCAGTGAAATCAAATGGTGTTTCGTCTTTTGCTAATGGAATAATTGTATAACTTGTGTCTGTCTTTGAACCATTGCGCTTAATTCTCCACATCAAGTTAGTGATGCTTCCCATTTCGCCAGCGTATTCAATTAAGGTAGGTGTAATTGTTTTACCGCTTGTACCTTGTGAAAGAATTGCAACATATGGCTCTTCTTTACCATCGTCTACCAAGACGTTGATATATAGGCGGGTCCTGGCCTTCCAGCCAGCCTTTGGATCCTTGCGATGTTGTTCGTTTGCCCAGTCACGTCCCTCTGACTCCATTGTATCTAGAGCCTTGCGACGATAATCCTTTGGGTTAGTGTGCTCTAATGCGATAAATCCGCAACCAAGCTTATCATTATATGTTGGTGAATCTGGATCAAGTTCCTGAAGGAATCTAATCTTTACGCTTTCGCCGTCTTCAACTTTTAGCCAACGGCCTTTGTTTTCGTCTCCGCCAGAATATGACGGCTTATCGAGTGCTTTGTTTAGGTCCTTTAGACCCTTTACTATACTCATATGTATCTCCTTGTTTGTAGTTGATGGTATATATCCATCTGTGTTTTCATTATATCACGAGTTCCAGGATCTGTATTCCATGTCGGATACAGAATTTTTAATACAAGCTTTTATTTCCTCATCGGTTAAATCGCCAGCATCTTTTGCACCATGAGGATATATCTTACCATATTCGTACGAAGCCCACAAGAGGTCTTTGAACTTTAATTTATTGGCTATGCTATATCCCAATTCCCTGCCAGCAACATCACTATCTGTCATTATAGTTATTTTATTAAAATGTCTATTTAATAGATTGTGTTGTTCTGTTGACAAGAATCCACCTAGTGTTGCTACAACATTTGGGAAACCAGCTTGATGCACACGGATTGCATCAAAACTGGATTCTACTACTATAACCTGATCACCAATTTTTTTGGCACGGTTAAGATTAAATAATGTTTTACTCTTTGGCAAGTTTGTACTGTTCTTAAATACTTTACCTTCTATTGATCTGCCTACAATTCCAATAGGCATTCCGTCTGGGCTATGAACTGGAACAGTTACCATTCCCATGTTTTCTGAATAGCCTAATTCAAAGTAAGATAAAGCCTCGGACAATATTCCACGAGACTTAAAATACTCTTTGGCTTTGTCGCTTGACATTAATCCACTGTGCAGTTTACCTAATGTGTCTTTAGAAAATTCTTCAAACACTGGTTTGTCTGCCATTGTCTCTGCAAGTAACTCGTCAAAGTTTTCTAGGGCTTCCGCCTCCTTTGAAGATATAAACCTCATTGCCTCAAACTCAGTCTTATTCATTACACGCTTAACTAATTCTTGAAGAGTTCCCGCTTCTCCACATGCTGGGTTAAAGCAAATGAAAGCGCCCTTTTCACGGCTTACGCTAAAGCTAGATGTATGTCTGTTTGAATGAAATGGGCAGTAGCATAGAAAGTCATTGCTAGTTTCACCAGTCACGTTCAACCCTATTGATTTTAGGATTGACTTGATATGTGCTGGCGTGTACTGCGTGGTATCGACTTCCCTTGCGTTATACCCTCTGATTGCCATGCCTTCTTCTTTCCCACATAAACACCATGAATGCTCATTAAGAACTTCCATGTCTCGCCCGTAAATTCTACCGAAAAGGCAGGGTCTATGTCAAGTACCCTGACATATCCTTTGCCTCTCATGTCATGAATTAATAAATTTTCATACTGCGGTCTTAAACTTATTAATTGAGAATTGTCATGAAACTGTACTTCAATTTGAAATCTTTTAATTTTTCGATGAGTCATTATTTATAGCTGGTAGGTTTTCATAAATCGGGGTAATAATACCTCGATTAATATCCCAATCGAGATAGAAATCAAAATCTTGGCCGTGACGATTCTTTCTTGAAACAACTTCAATCATATTGGTTCCTGGGTATCGGTGAATAGCCATAGCCATATCCGCATCATATTCAATCGCCTTTGACCAAGCAACTTGGCTCATCATTGGAGGATTTTCTTGATCTGATATATCGTCTGCTGTGGCTGCAGTAATATCTATTACGGGAATATTATTTGATACCGCAAGAAGTTTAAACTCACGAGATATATTACGGTTACGCTCTACCTCAGAGTTACTTCTCTTATTGTCATTAAACAACTGATGGTAATCAAGGATAACTAAGTCTGGCTTGTGCTGATCAATCTTTCCTTGAATAGTTGCAGGTGTTACTTCTGCAGTTCCCTCATTAGAAACTAGAACGAAAGAACTCTTACCTTCAAACTTCTTTTTACCCCAAGACTTAAATGTATCTAGGTCGATATCACCTTTTGACAAATCGCTGGCACGGAATAAACCAGAGCCAAGCATTGTATAAATACGGTCACGCATATTTTCTGGAGACATTTCAAGGGATACAATCATTGGCTTAAAGCCTTGCTCCCAAGCCTTACACGCTAGGTATGAGGTAAACCATGTCTTACCCTTTCCTGGCCAACCAATAGCAACAATTAAATGTCCTGGAGCCATACCTGTAGGATAGGCAGCATCGATTGCTTCAAAGCCTGTTAGGATTCCTGGGCTTCCTCCCATTGCTGCAGAACGTTCTTTAACTGAAAGAAAATGATTCTCTGCTGCTTCTAAATCAATAACATCTACGTCACGAACATTGTTTGTAAACTTTGTTAGGGATGCAAGCTTCATTTGCATTTCTGCAAGTACACGGGCTGCTGCATCTTCTTTTAATGCTGATCCAGATTGAATAAGAATTGATTTCAATCTACTAGAAAGATATTCATTCTTAAGTTTATCTAAATAATAACCAGTCTCTCCCTTAGTGGCAACTGGCTCAAAGTCTTTGAAACGCTCTACTAATATTCCTACTTCTGGGACAGCCTTAAATTTATAGTAATATGACTTTAAAGAATTCCAAATGTCACGGTGTGATGTAAAGATATCGTCTACGTTATCTGCAAGCAGTGTACTGATATCTTTATTCTTACATACTGCAGAGATTAGTTCCGCCTCTGTATTCATTTATCTCCCTCAACCATTCTCTTTGTTTCTTCTCTTAAGATACTCCTGTGTAGTTTATCTTTTTCCGTATCGTGCTGAACCCTATCAATCTTATCAAAATTATAATAAAAGAATTGTAGAGGGTGCCCATACTTAGATGTTTTAAAATAGTATATCAAAAGCTGTTTGGCTCTTTCAAATCCTACACTATCTATAACATCCTGCATAGCCCACTTTTCTCTAAACTTATTTAGCCTAGGCTTCTTATTATATTTCTCTAAGTAAAGAGATTCATATAAACCAATTAAAACATATGGCTGTTTTTCATTTGCCATTCTTTAATTCCTTTTCGACTTCACGAGTCTTTTCAATAAGCTTGTTCTCTACAAAGGCGTATACTCTTTCGGTAGCCGTCTCTACATTTTCACCTTTACGAACATCATCTTCAACTCCAACATTAATTCTAATGCTTTCGTAATTTCCTAGGTTACGTGTAAAAGATAGATCTACCTTAACTCTTGTTTCTGCCATTACTCCGCCTTCCATACAGGTACAAATTTACCGTCATCGGTCTTAGTATACAATATTAAGTTGTGTTTGAGAAGGGCCCTAAGTTCCGACTTTGATGGCAAATCCCTTATGTGTCCAGCATCAATAATAAATTCATGAATGTCCAATATGTCCGATTCGGACAACATGTACTTAGACCATTTACTATCTGGATTACTAATTGGATACATTTTTTGAGGCTGTTTAATTTTGCCCTGTAAAATATATTCTTCTATAGTAACCCTATGTCTACCTAGAATTTTACTAACTTCTATTACAGTATAGGCTTTTTCCATATTCTTATCTACTTGAGAATAAGAATACATCATCCTTTTTTTATCTAAATAACACCAAGCAATCAACTCATCTTTTGCTCTTGATAGCTTAAGTACTTTATGTAGCTTGCCATTTAAGAAGAAATAGACGAATTTTTTGCGTAGTCCCTGTCTGTTTTTTCTAGCCATTTACCGAATGCATTCGTTTCTTTATTGATCATCCATCGCTTTCCGCAAAGGATGCAAAACAACTCCGTGTGTAGTTTTTGAGAAAAAACTCTGTCTACAAACACTCTTCCACCGCACCTTTGACATTTCATCATAGCGTGAATGTCTTTCCGTCCACAACGCATGAGTAGTCTGGAGCAATATGAATCATTTGAATATGAGGATAATCGTTTACAATATGTGCAATAGCAAAACCTTTTTGCCAATCGTGGTGCTGAGTATACTTCATGCCTGGCCCCTTTTCATCACACATATGACCAATTTCATAGCCACGAAGAGTTTCTCCTTCGCCACCATTTCTAAGTTCATATGTTACCATATGAGAAGCAATTCTGTGCGAGTGGCCACGGATTAATGATACTTGTAGGTCTTCCATATCTTTTCTTACTGAACCAGTTGCTGCAATAGAAATACCGTGGTGTACGTGAACATCTCCAAAGCGGCGCTTAGGGAGTGAGTCATAATAAATATATTCGTAACCTAATGAATCTAAAGACCATAGTGACTCTGGAGTAACATCTTTTGCATAGTCTGGAAGCTTTTTGTCTATATAATCAAAGATACGTATATCGTGGTTTCCTAGTGCTGAAAATAATTGTGCATCTGGAAGCATATCTCTTGTCTTTGCATAAAAATCTCTTGCGCCTTTTGCTTCATGGCGCATCATTGGGACAATTAAATCACGGCTGTCGTCCTTATGAAGTTGAAGAAACTCTGCAGATCTTCCTTCTGTGTATTTGCTATAGCAAGCCTGGTCATCTGTATCGCCTAGATAATCGACTACATCTGGCTTAAACCATTTCATTACCTTAAACCATAGCGCAATCATCTTATCATCCTGATAAGGAAATTGCTGATCGGATGACAACATCCATTTTAAATCGTTTGTCATTTAACTTCCCTGCGTAAAAAAGGGTCACGGAGTCGTGACCTTGATATTATCTAAATTGTAGCATATAAAGCTAGGTTGTCAATAAGTATTATGCAAATGCTAGGTAGTAGAATTTGCAGTTTCCGCCATATGCAGCATCTCCGCCTACGCATCTAACTTTACAATTTGCTGAAGTATCAGTTAATGAAACAACCTGTGGAGCATAAATTAAAGCTTGATTTTTTCCCGAATAGTATTGGGTAAGTATAATTGATTTAGGCTTAGCCCCTAGTCCAGATATATTAATTGTAAATGGAGTCCATGTTCCAGCTTTTAGTATTACTGTGTCTGATATTCCAGCAACAAATTTAGGGATTGTAAGATCTCCTGCTGTAGATGCTTCAAAGTTGATTGTAGTTCCAGCTGTTGTTGTTTTTGGAATACTGGCCTGAAGCTTAGCAACTTCTTGAGCCAAGGACTGGATTACGGATGCGTCAATTGGATCGCCATCGTTAAATGTAGGTATTGCCATTACAAGTTTTCTCCTAAATCATGAGACAAAATTTCTTTTTCAGAAACCTCAATCATTTTTGACCTATCTAAACCATATCGATTAAACGAGTCTGGGTCTACGATGTGTCTTAGTTTATTTTGTGATACTAGATACATTTTACCATCTGCTAGATTCTTGATTAAGGTGCCGTCTCTGAATCCCAGCTTTCCAACAAGCTTAGTTCCTGATAACGCCGCTTCAGTTGCCAATACCGTAGTAAAGCACCAAGACTGGGCGGCTCTATCCGAAATTAATCTATATCTCTTACCATCTTTTATCCAATATGTATCTTTATCTGTTTTAACAGCGATACCTGAAGGAAAATTAGTTGGTAATGTTATCGAGCTTTTCTGAATAGGCTTCTGCCGCTTCAAATTTAGCATCTTTTTCTTTCTCTTTTTGCACTAGCTGTTCCGTAATATTTGTATAGTCTGCACGTAAAATTGCAATTTGAGTTTCATAATTTGAAACAATTTCGCCTATTCTTTGCTGCAGTGCTGTTATCACTAATTGAGCTTTATCTGTCATTTACCTTACTCTTCTGTATTTGAAGTCAGGGAATCTCTTTCCGTGACAAGGGCTGCTCTTTTTGCTGTTGCAGCAGTAATTCTAGTATTAATATTTGAGACCTGTGAAGCATCTGGACTAGCAATAGCATTAAGTTCTAGTAAATCTAGCTCTAAGCCATATAGGGCATAGTTGACTGATTTTATATGCTGGTCTACTATCCCAAGTTTTTCTTCGTGTGTTAGTTCAATTGTCATATTAACCTCCTTCCATTATTATATCATTTAGATTTAATTAGTCAATACTACCACTTATGGATTGGGCAGGAAGCCTTTAAAAGCTTTGTCTTCCCAGGCATAAAGCAGCCACACTGTTTACACTGTTTTGTCAAACCTATAAGTTCTGGGCAGGATTGGCAAATAGAATACCTTTTTTCGGCCTCTTCTGCAGGCGCCCATTCTGAATTTGGATTAACTAAATCCCAAGGTCTAGTCTCTCCGAGTTTTTCTTTATACTCTTTCCATTTAGACATTATTCATACACTCCTGGAACAATAAATTGACCATCTCGATATAACCAATTTAACCCTACTTTTTGTATATGCCTGTGTATAGACTCATCACCTTTAATTATTTGAGGATCTGAAAGCAATATTGAATACATTTTTTCATCTACGATAATTCTTTCTACCCCATAAGAGCAATCAAATTTTACGCAAAATCTGTCTTCTACTGGAAGGGGAAGTTCACACTCTTCAAAATTTGTAGCAGATATTAGTTTTTCTGTAATTTCTTGATTAACTCCTATAATCTCTACAATCTCTTCTTCTATTACAAAAAGGATCATATTGGCAGATTCCCCAATAGCCAATTTATTTTTTTTGACTCCTAGGTTATTCCAATTTTCAAAATCTAAAATAATCATATAGTCATTATACCAATTTTATTAATTTTTGTAAATACCCTATAATTTATTAAGAATAGGCTGCACAGCATGTGGACCTAGACCCATCTGAGTTATTGTTAGCAGCACATTCTCCTTCATAATAACAAGTAGAATAATTATTACTATTTGAGTTATATGCATCATAATATTTACAGACGTATTTATATGAGATACATACTGGTGGTGCTGGGTTTGTAGATTGGCAGGAAGGATATCCTGAAGTGCTACAAGATCTAGAATAACCAGATCCTGAAGCAGAGTTATTGAATGTAGATGTAGAATATCCGCAATTTCCTACTCCTCCTCCAGGATAAGACTCAGTACAATACCAGGTAGTAGTTGGGCAAGCTGGTGGATTAGAGGCTGAAGGATAGCTTCCAGTGTTGTTAAAACTACAAACAGTTCTATAGCTTGAGCATACTACTTCAGACACATCTGAGCTAGAAGTAAATGTATCATCAGGAATTCCAGCCTGATAGTAATTTGTTCTGCAGTGGTATTGATATGGTGCATCTACGTGCCCACATCTTCCATTAGTAAGCACATATGAGCCATATGTTGTGCTGCTAGAGCATCCAGAAGTATCATAGCTGCTTCCATCCCAAGATCCGCCTACATAAATTTTTCTTCTATAATATGTTGTAGTTACATTTCTATTAAATGTTCCAGAGCATTCGTAAGTAGTGTTTTCATACCAATATTCGCAGGGTCCGTATGTTGTTTGTAATAAAGGTGGAGTATATGTTATTTGGCTTGTAGCGGATGTTCCAGTCTGGTTTGGTCCACCATAAACAGTTAAAGTAATTGTTACAGGAGCACCAGAATATACATTAAAATTGCTTCCTGAGTCCGATGTATTTGATGATGTTTCTGTTGTTCCATAATCTAGATAATTTGCCACTTGAGTTTGTAATACATTTAAAAAATATGATGCTTGGTTAGTTGATGACCAATTAACCGTTACTGTAACTAATTGAGTAGATGCTGTAGATGGTGCAGAGGCACTTAGTGCTGTAATTGTAGGGGTAACTGCAGCACCTCTTGTTCCAGTTACACCATTTCCAACTGGATACCAAGGGCTTACTCCTGTGCTGTATCCGTCGCTAACCGCACCTCTTGCTTGCACCCAATACCATCTTGTAACTCCAGAACCAATTGTAGTATCTAAAAATGGTGAAGTTTTGTTTAAAAAATCTCCTTGAGTTACATTGTTTATAGGATTTCCACTTGGAGAAGTATTCCAAAATATATTGTACCCAGTTGCATTAGATGAGCCACCAAATGTTAAGTTAACTCCGTCTGTTCTATTTGTTGTTGCAGTAAGAAATGTTGGGCTTTGAATACTAGCACCGACATTTATTACTCTTTCTCTAGTACCTATGTTTGTAAATCCTTGTGGAACGGTAATCAATCTTGCAGTAAATGCTCCATTGGTTGTATAGGTATGATCCCAGGTTGTATAGGAAGGATTGCTTGTTCCTGTGGGCCATGCAATGTTTTCAACAGTTCCATCACCAAAATCTATTCCGTATGATCTTGGATACGATGCGTATCCTGAAGGATATGAGTCTCCAGTAACTGAAAACCTTATTGTTTGAGGAGCGGAGCCAACTGTATAATTGTTAGCAGACAGTACGCTTTGTGTATGTGGGTGAATATATATTGATCCCCCAGCGGATCCAAGCAAATAAGTTGCAGATAGATTGGTATTCCCATGATTAGAAGATACTACTCCTGTGTAATAGGATGTGCCCCCACCAGATTTTGTAGCACTTAATCTAAACTCAAACCAGTACTTTGCTTGGCCTCCTCCGTATGTTGGAGATCCAGTTAAAAAGTTTGAATTTATATAAGTTCTCCATATAACGGTAGCAGATGTTCCAGATTGTGATACAGAATATGGAGAAACATCTGTGGGGAATCCTCCACTTATAGTAGCACCGCTATCATAATTTAAATATATTCCAGTGTCGGCTTTATAAATCCTTGGCTCAAAATTAAAAGTTGCTCCACTTTCATAATTTGCCACTTGAGCAACTATCTCAAAGTAGGCTTGGGATACAATTCTAGGATCAGATTGATTATCCATTACGGTGTCTACTTGACCATCATACGTTCTTAAACTTACGCTTGTTATGGTAGGAGTTGCGCCAGTAGAACCCCAATAGCTAACGGGTGCTGCATAATGTGCAGTATAGGAATTTTCTAAATAAAGTTCAGCAACAATATATTCTCCTGGTTGAAGCGGCGTAGTGCTTACCCCATAATTACTATATATTGTTAAAACATTTGAGGTATTTGTATCAGATAAATAAGTTGAGTCATATGATCCAGAAACATAGTCGTATCCAGTTTCAATATTAATTTCTTTTAATTTTGTGCCGCCTGGAGACTTGCTTGTATTTTTCCACCATCTTAAAACTGGGGTTCCCCCAAGGTACCCTCCTGGCTTTATCCACCACCCCCAGCGTATTTGAGCATTTAATTCAATAACATCAAAACTAGAAAATCCGCTTTGCCCTTGTAAAACTCCACCTGTTTTAGAAAGAACTGTATAGCTAACTAGCGCTGGTTCTCTTTTAATAACTTTAATCGGTTGAGAATAGGCAACTAACTCTCCGTCTACGTTTTTTGCCGTTAATTGATAAAACGTGTAGTATCCTTCTGCTTGATCCCTGTCTTCCTGACTCTCTGTTGCAAAATCTACTGTGTCGGTAGTAGAATAAGTTGTTCTGTCAACTAAACCATCAATATTAGTAGATGCCTTCATTCTGTAATTTGATTTTGTAATTGGAGTTGTTCCATTAAATGAACCATCATCTCCCCATAGCTTTAAAAATGTTCCAGATGTTCCAGCATCTGTACTACAAAATAATTGTGGGCTGGTTGCTGCATACAATGGCGGCACACCACTGCCTGTTCCACTGAATCCTCCAATTCTTATTCTAATTGGATCATCTAAATCAACGGACGGAGGATTTCCTGGCCACATCTTTGTCCAGCCATTTATTGTTTTGCTAAAAACACCTGTTGCCGATACCCATCCAGAGTTTACTTTAGCCCATACTTTTTTTGTAACTCTCCAGTCTGTTGAAGAACCAGTATTAGCAACTTTAGAAAGAATACCCATTTATTTTCCTAATACGTGATCATAATATCGCCAACATTACCTGTCGTAGGTGATGGGTTACTTGCTGTTTGTTTAATATAAATATTTCTAACATATGCACCAGTAGTTCCACCTGGATACACTAAAGGTGCTCCTTTTCTTAAACGTAAACTTGCGTCTATGCTTATCCATGGCACTCTAAGAGATGTGTTTGTTGTTTGAACAGAAGAAGTGCTTGATTTTGATAAGTCTCCAAGATAAAGTCCTTCTGTAAACAAAAGAGATGACTTAGTTCTAGAAAACATTGCAGATTGTGTTCCTCCAGCTAAAATTTCTGTATATCCAGACGTACTAGTGCTTTCTAGCCTAAGTATTTGATCTGATGAAATCTTACCGTTAGCAATGGTTAGGGTGGGTGTTAAAGTTAGTCCCCCACTGCTTGCATTTGAGCCATCGGAGTTAGCGTCAGAATCTCCGTCTAACCCAGAATCTGAATAAGCTACTAAACCGCTTGAGGTAATTTGATTTGAAACAGTAATTGTTGCTGCACCAATTGTTCCACCAGTTATACTTGGAGCTGAAAGAGATATATTAGAAAATACTGTTCCATTAAAGAATGCATCTCCGCCAGACGTTAATCTAAAATTCTTTGCAGATATTCCTCCGCCAGTTAAATTGATTGCTGTTCCAGCAGTAGAGAAATCAGACCCATCATTAGTTCCAGAATGATTTTGACTCTTAATTGTTCCTGTAGTTATTTTGCCACCATCAATTGTAGTAACGTTACTCATGTCTGTTTTAGCAAGTCCTGCTACAGCGTCTGCAGAAGCATAACCAGTAATAATAGCTGATTTCATTACTACTGTTCCGTTTGCCTGTACATAAAAATTAGAAGAGGTGCTTCTAGGTCCACCTGCCCAAATAACGATATCCGCTTCGTTATTTAAATCTGGGGCAGCAATTCCTGCAGTATAACTAGCACTCGAAGCTCTTATTTGAGAATTAGAAGAATCTAAAGTTATTGTTCCTTGATTAGAAGTTTTATTAATAGAAGAAGAGTTAACATTCCAGCCACCTATGTTTGCACTTGCTGTTGTGAGAAGGCCAGTAGATCCATTAATTGTTGTTATACCATTTGTAGTTGATGAGTTAAATGTAAGACCTAAATTATTTAATATGTATCCAGAACCACTTAATGCACCCTGTGGAGTAAGGGTTCCAGAATATAAAGATCCTCCAGAGGCAATAGAAACGTTTCCGCTAAATGTTCCCTGTCTTGCTGTAATGTTTCCGTCTATTGCAAACGTGTTACCGTCCCAGTATAGGTAATTACTGTTTGATCCGCCAACTTTAAGCCTTGCACTATTAGCTGCGTTTAAATACCAATAGTTGCTGTCATCAAAATATAATCCTTTATTTCCAGTATTTGAATTAACTATATTTATTTGACCATACATCGATGAATGGAATTGGCACTGATAATAAAGAATATCAGGTGCATTTTGTGGAACCTGAAATGTAATTACACCAGAGTCTCTTGTGCCAGAAGTTAAAGACACTCCGCTAGAAAATACATTTAAAGCATTATATCCATTTCCCGAAGTTTGAATATAAAATGGATGCCCTGGGGCATTTATATTAAATGTGTAAGTAACTCCACGAGATAGAGTTAAGGTTGCTGACTGTGTGCCGTTTACTGAATATGAGCCTGCTCCATTATTAGTTACAGTAAACTGTGTACTTGTTATTGGTGCTCCAACTCCTACGCCAAACTGAAATGGGCCTCCAGTAATATAATTAGTAACCGCTGGGGTTCCAGTGACTAAAACATCTGGGCCTGCAACGTATGATGTTGATGTATTATTGTATTCATCATAAGTAGCAACTGCAATCTTATAAGTTGCGCCAATTGCTAGTCCGCCTAACCTATATGTAGTTCCAGATCCTGGAGAATCTACATAAGAAAATGTTGTATTGTTATCATTACTAAATCTAATTCTATATCCACGTAATCCGCCACCTGTAACAGCTGGCCAAGATATGTCTGCGTATGCATTAAACCCTAAATATCCGCTAGTATCAATTCCACTTACTGCTGTTACTGACGAAACATTGTCTGGGCCAGTGTTATCTACAACAACAGGGCTTGTTGGCTCTACTTGTACGGCAGCCCCGTAGCTACCAAATGCTTCGGTGTCGTCCATAAATCTTGCACGTACCCATCGCTTATTTGTATTTGGAACAATTACAACTGCTGGGTTAGTTGATCCAGAAAATATATCTGAAAATCCAGTTGTTGGAGCCGTGCTAGCGCTTGACTCAACTTCTTGTATTTCTATTTTAGAAAAATTTGCATTAGTTGGTATAGTATAAGAAACGCTATAGCCATTGCTTATTGGAGAAGCAGTAATTGTTGCAGCTGGAAGACTGCTTGCGTAAGCTGATAATGGAAACGATAAAGCAGCTCCCTCATTCCCATATATATTTACAGTTTTTATTGTTGCAGATATATTCCTTTGAACTAGTCCAAACATGGCTTTGTTTTGAGATAAGCTAAGAACATAAGATTGAGCAGATACTCCTGATGTTGGAACAATTTCAACTACCCTTGAAGTATTACCACTTGTTGAGGTTAATGTTATTCTATAATAACTAAAAAATTCTTCTGCTGGATTGTGTGTCCAATTTAATTTAAAATTTGAACCAATCCACTCTGCTGATAATGCAGTTGGTAAAGTATTTGGGATAAGTTTTGGAGTTTCAAATTGGGCAGTGCTGAATGGAGACTCAACTCCGTCAACAGAAACTACTGTTAGCTTAACACTGTGCGCCCTTGGCGGCACTGCTACTCTTATGGATCCAGCAGATTTTAAAAATCCAACTAGCCTATACGGTGAGCCAATTAATGTTTCGTCTTTTATATAAACATTAATTCTATCAAATGCTTTTGTATAGGCATTTCCATTGGCATCTTGACCGTTCCAAGAAATAATAAGCTGGCCATTAAAATAAGTTAAGTCTGTATTTAAAAATTTAGGTGCAGTTAAAGTAGGGATTTTAGCAGTTGTTAGCTTAAATCCAGGAGACCAACCACTTCTAGTATTATCTTCATATATCCATTGAAATTGAAATGCATATGGTGTATCTAGCAATAAACCAGTAACTGGAACATCAAAGTATAATTGATCTGTTGTTAGTTGTGTCTTGCCTGCTAAGTCTGGCTGGATTACCTTGCCGCCGCCTTCTTCAAATGCTTTTAAAACCATTTAAAACTCCAACAATAACTTATATTCTATGTCCACTGGTCTTCCAGGTTTTTTGATTAGTGGCGTAGATAATATAGATCTGCTAATAATTCCGTATGAAGGATCAAATGTATCCTCATCATTAAGTCTAATTCCATCAAAATAAACTGTAGTCGCTCCACCAGTTGCTGTTACCTCAACTCCAATTTTAGTAATTGAAGAAGGATCTGGTAAATTAGGAGCAGCAGTATAATTTGCAAATAAGTTGCTTAAAGATAGATTTTGAATTTTATCTCCAGTTCCAGAAGATGGAGTAAAATCTATATGATAATACGCTGTTGGTGAGCTGTAAAATTTAATACGAATTTTAGAAAGATTGGTGTCCGCTTTTTTATAAGCAATCGAGATCGAATCATTAACACTATATCCAGATATATCATAAGATACTAAAGAGTTTGTGTACTCTTTTGTGCTTCCCGATGCTGCGTCTACTCTTACAGTAGAGTCACTGATTTTAGATAAAAATGTATATGCCCCAGTAGAATCTTGAGTATTGCTTTGAAGAACTGGATTGCTTGTGCCGTCAAACCAATTAAAATTATTTGTAAATGAAGTAACAAATTGGCTATCAAAGTTATTTATAGAAGATCTTCCTCCAGGATATAATCCTATCTCAGATATAACTCCAGAAATATCTTGAGGTATTGTTGCTTTATAAATAATTCCATAAGAAAAAACTGCATCCCCGTCTACATCAACTCCAGTTTGAGATATGTCAATACTAGACAACTCTACTGGAAGCCTATAGAATTCAAACTCTAGTCTTGTATCATTTCCCTTAATGTTTGGAGTTGTTGACCCTATTCCAAATGCAAGCTCTTTGGAAGAAATCAAGTTGTTTCCAGCCAAAGAATTAGTTAAAAATCTTTTTCCAAATTTAGTTATCATTGTTTTGTCCTCTTAACATCTACGCCTTTAAGAACTTTTCCGCTGCTATTTGTAACCCTAAACACAACTCTAACGCTAGGATTATTTGCAGCATCGTATACTACTGTATTAGATAAAACCTTGATATCAGATAGCAACGGTGTTGAGTTTCCGCTAGTCTCATCATCTGTATTTCTATCGTCTGGATTAAATTCTTCTTCTTCAACTTCTTCTAAAACATTCAAATTGCTTTCTGATTGCTGTCCAAGCAATCTGGCCGCCGCTGCATTAGCATTTAGAAAAGCTAGATAGTTTGAGTTGGTAGTATTGGCTAAAAGAGAGTCTGCAACCGTGGCTAGCGGAGCTGCCGTTGGTTGTGAACTGGAAGAAGTCTTGGATTGCTTTGCCATTTTTTTATTATACCATTTATTAACTATAAATTGATCTAGTAGTTATTTTGGTATTTATCCCCCCATCAAAGCTAGTGTCTACATTGGATACTATAAATTTTTGCGTTCCATCTAAACCATTAGAGGGATAGCTAATTGTAACAAGATCTCCTACCGAAATCAAGGGGTTGGAGAATATTTCTAGCTCGCATACAGATTGTTTTTTAGACCATTGATCTTTAATCCAATCAGATAATGATTTAGCGTCATCTTCGGTTTGAATCCATGTTGATTCAAAAGTCACTTGCTCTGGGTTACTAAATTCATTAATGGTTTTATCTAAGTATTCATTTTGTCCAGACTGAACCACTGTATTTCCAATAATGCTAAATGATGCAAATTGAGAATCGTCTAGGGGAACAAATGTGCCCGCATTATTTAAAACATATACCTCTGCCCCAAATGATGTTAGTCTTGATCCTAGCACCTCTACATACTGGCTTAGCCCAGTACTTGGAAATATTGGAAAACCAGGACGAGAATCATATTTAATACTAATTTTTCTTAGTTCTCTGGCAACCGTACCAAATTCATCTACCTTTCCACCTGGTAGCGTAGATTTTTCAAAATTACTAGTAAGCTTTTCTCCATAAAGAAAGTTTAATGTTGTAGAGCCAAATCGACCATAGTATTGATCTTGCATAATACCATTTTTATATTGCTCTTCATTTAATGGGACGGCATATACGTAATCAAAGAACGCCGACCCAGTACTTGAATAAATTGCTATATTTGAAGTTGGAGATATAATGTTAGTTGTATCTAGGGCTGATATTTTAAAGTTATTGATAAATACATCTATAAGAACAGCACCTGCTACTGAATCGTAATTTACACGAATATCTACTTTATAAGAAATAGAACCAGCAATATAATTAAGAGTTTTTTGTTTTTCATTTTGAGAATCTGTTAAAGGAGTTTTTACGCCGTTAACTACTTTAAATATTCCAAGAGCCCTGTCTGATCCACTGTCGGCTAGGTTGCTGGTTGTTTCCATAGAAACATAGTATCCAGTCATCCCATTATTGCTAGTAAAAAATCCAATTCCGCCAGCAGCATCTACATCTTTTACGGTGCTTTTAAAAAACATTCCTGTGCCAAATGTGTAGTATTTGCCAGTAACATCTGCGCCTAAATTTTTTACGGCTACAGAATTTAAATTTTTATTTACAGAATCACATGTTATTTGAAATAAAGATTTTTGAATTTTTTTAACTGAAGGGGTAGTTGTTTCTACGGGAGTAGACTCTAGTGTTGGAGGAGTTGCAATTGACCAAGCTACGTTTGATGGTGTACTGCTAACAGTTGTCGTATCTGTTGAAGAATTAGTTTTAAAAATATTATTGTAGCCATTCCATCCAGAAGCTGCACCAGATCCAGCTGCGGTATGTGCTGCTGCGGTTGTTCCAAAGGCTCCTCTTGATTTTATTCTAACTCGACCAGTTTGTCCGTAAGCCTTATTTGCTGGAATTAATAAAGATACATCATTTGCAAATTTTTGCAAATCGCTATTTTTTTCTATAGGTATTTTTGTTATTGTGCCTAGCTTATTTATATATTGATACTCGATTGCATCATACTCTATAATTTCAGAATCAATAACTAAATAACCAGAGTAGTTATAAATAATTTGATTAGTCTGCTGGTTAACTGTAATAGGTGATAAGCTTATCCAGTCTCCAGCTGCAGATGTAGAGGAAAGTGGAGTGTTTAAAGAATATGCTCCTAGATAAGATGATCCAGATTTCCATAAAGGCTGTGCACTTCCTAGAAACTCACTAGCTGTTGTTGGGTTCCATAAAATTTTTACCTGATTAGCTGCTGGCAAATCTCTTTTCTGAAGAGATATAATGTTGGGCAGGGTGCTCCCATCTTTTGCATATTTAAAATTCCAATGTGGTGTGGTTTGAGAAACCAAATAGTCTCTAGTATAAAACTGCAAAATATTTTTTTCATCAAATGTGGCTACCATCTGAGAGTCTCTACAAATTTCTTGTATGCAGCTCCATACGTTTTTAGAATCATCTGTCCACCAGTATATAGGACTTAAAATTGATTTGTCCGTTATTTTACCAGTAAGGTCTGTTTTATATTTTATGTTATAGCTTGTAAATCCAACATTGTCTAATAGTTTTCTAATAATACCTATGGCAGAAGTATCTTTACATACTAATCCAGGAGAAATGATATCTTGAAGAATCTTGGCTCCGTCAAGTGCGTCTAGATTAATATCTCCAAATTCAGAAGTGGTCCAGTTATTTACATAGAAAGTGCCTTGCTTTACCTTTTCATAATTTCCTCCAGTATCAGATAACGGAGCCCCAGAATAATAAACTTTAATATATGGGTTTAGCTCTACATTCTTGTACATATATAAGTTGGAAGAATTAAAGGCTGTTCCCTTTTCGTATGAAATTATTTTTCTTGCAGACTCGTAAGAAATTAAACTGGCTGACATTGAGTTTGCCGACACTTTACCTACTGGAAGAATATCGTCTGGGCTGGTTGAAGACTCTTGTGCAATAGAGAAGTCTACAATGTGTGGGGTTATATCTGCAACCCATCTAGGAGACAGTTCAATTACTCCTACGTGTAAGCCAAAAGTTCCAGAGGTTGATAATGACAATGCTGATATTGAAGTAGGAGTTGACAATGTAGTTGGTTCGGTTGTAGTCCAGGTACTGCCATTGTAATAAATAGTTAATGTTCCAGCATCATAGTTTTTAGATCCGCTTGTTGTGAATGGCTTTATATCAGCACTAGTTCCTGTAGCTAAAGCTGATCCGCCTTCTTTTGATATAGTCCATGTAGATGGAATAGAATGAGATATTTCAAATCTAACAACTATCTTATTTGTTAATACTGTTTGAGGATATGTAATAGTTACATTAGCTCCAGAATTTCTTTCAGATAACCAATACTTATAGTAAGTATCTGAGCCAGCATAATAAGTTCTATAGCTTAATGGATAATCTATATTCTTAGGATCCTTCCATGTATTTAAATCTACATCTCCAAACACTCCGTATTTAACTCCAGCGCCAATTGGTCTGAATGGTTTTATAACAGAAGAAGCAGGAAATAATTTTTTATAAGGCTTTGATCCATCTGGACTAGTATATTCTGAACCAGTAACAATAATGTTGTCTACCATTGAATTCATATTGTATTCTACGGTACATCCTATATTTGTTTTAACAGTTGTATTTTGTTCTAGTAATGTTTTGACAGCTGGGGCAATAATCATTATACTTCTTCCAACTCAATAGATACATTCCAGTGTGGTTGTAGTCCACGCTTAACAACTGAAAAATTACAGCCTCCAAATATTACAGTATATTCCTCATACCCAGAAGATGTTTGATCGGTACCATTTTTAGCTAAATTAATTCTAATTTTAAATGACTGCTGCCCTTCTTCGCTTAGGTAGAATGATCTAAGGTCTTCTGCTCCCCATGCTCCATCTACCGTTAATGTCCTATATGAAGGCAACATAGACCAAGAAGCTGAGAACTTTCTTTTATCCGCTATGTAATTTTTTCTTAAAGTTCCGTTAGATGTTCTTACTACTTTTTCAATTCTATCAATAGAAAAACCTAAATCTGATCTATTATGCTCAGTAACCTTATTCCATATTTTAGTTGTTCCAGCAGGAGTGGCTAGTAGGTCTTTGGCTTCTATGCTCAAAATTGATCCTCTAGGTAGATACATGCTCATTATATTGCTCCTCCTACGTACTTGCTAGGTCCTTCTTTAGCACTAACTAGTGCAAGCTCTTGCTTAAACTTACGCATCACATCATCTGCAGTTACGTTTGTTCCGTTTAAGTTAATATCTATATTATACAGATTATTGCTATTTGGGCTATTTGATATATTAACTCCATTAAACTTAGTCTGTGTAGGAAGATCAAATCTAGGCATAGTAGCAATATTTGGATATACAGTTCCTGAGAAATTAGGGTCTATTGCAATACCCTCTTGCTGATAACCTAAAGAATTTCTTCTATCATTTACTAAGAGCTTATCTCCTGCCGCAAATGGGCCTCCAAGGGATTTGCTTGTTCTGTCTCCAGCAACAACGTCTGGATCATTTACCAGCATTTTCTTGCCAGTAGTTGGATCAGTTCTCCAGTCAGCATTTTTTACTCTGTAGTATCTGCCCTGATAAACGAATATATCATCATCGTCTAAATTACCTTCTTGAACAACTTTTCTTTTACTAGGGTCGTCTAGCACATAGATTCCTGCTTTATTTTTTGTATTTGTTAATCCAGTAATTCCTTCATCAACTGGACTAAAAGGATTTTGTTTTGTGTAAGAAACTCTTCCAGTCTTAATTTGACCAGTATACAGAGTAACTTCATCTGCATGAATTTCTTTAAGGGCTTTGCTCATTTGATCAATTATAGATTCTGGCTTTTCTGTAATACCAAGTTTTTTACCAAACTCTCCTAGGGCAACCAAGGCTTCTTTGTATTCTGGGCTATCTTTAAATTTAGGAATGGTTTGCAAACCATATATAACATTAGAAAGATTTGTTGTGTACGTGGTTAAATTATCATTAAGGGTCTGAGCCTTCTTTTGTAGTCCAACTAGACTATCGCCTGCAAGGGCTGCTTTGTCTGCTAGGTCCTGATTTTTCTTAGAAAGATTATCTATCTTATCTTGAAGAGGTTTAATCTCAAGTTCTGCCTTAGTTAGAATTGCTTCTTCTGCCGCCTTACGATTAGCATCATTTAGTAATTGCTCTATTCCCATCTGCTCTTCTGCATATGCCGTCATGTTTCCTGTGGCAAGTGCTTGCTGGGCTCTTAGTTGAGCTTTTTGAATTTCTAATTGAGTATTTTCCGCCTCAGTTGCTTTACGAATTCCATTAATTTTATCCTGAGCAGCTTTTCTAATTTTCTCTATTTGTTTGTTAAGAGCAGCAATTGCGTCTCTGCTATCTATTTGAGCCTTTGCAGACTGGCCTCTTTGTGCCTTTTCAAGATCTTTGATCTTTCCCTTTAACCTATCGTACTCTTTATACTGTGCTCCAACAGCCCCTGTTGTTTTTACAGTACTTGTAATAATTGAAGAAAGCTTTGCTGCAGCAACTGCTGCTGTGCCGCTAAGAGTAGAAACATCTATATTAACACCTTGAACAAGCAACTGATACTTTGCCCACGCCGAAACAAGGGTGTCTGTAGAGTTTAGTGTCTTGGCCAACTCTGGGCTGGTTTTTCCAATTTCATCAATTACTCCCCTTGTAAGATGTGTTTGGTTTTTATAAGAATCATTAATCTTGTCTATTTGTTCAGTAGTTGCTTCTCCTACTGTTTTTACTGCAGATTTATTTTTTGCAGCCGCTTCTTCGCTCTTTCTAATTGTTTCAGAAATAGACCCATTAATTGCTTCAAATGAGTTTAGTATTGCTGATGCCTGACCCTTAGTGTCAGAAGCAATCATTGCCGCTTCAAATGTTTTTGTTGTTTGAATTGCTGCATCTTGAAGAGTTTGTATTCCCTGGAAAGCTTTATTTCCAATTGCAGTTCCAGCCAATGAGGCATTTTTAGATTCTGCAATTAAAGCGTATATCTTTGCCGTTGCTTCTTCTGCTGAATCTCCTGCTGCCATAAATTGAGCTTTAAGTTGAATTGCTACTTGACCAACATCTTTTCTGTCTGTTTGATCAAATAGTTTGATGTAGTCTTGCATAGTAGACTTTACTTGCTCTTTGAGTTTCTTGTATTGCTCAATAGTCATTTTAATTGGAACGTTAGCATTTGTCATGCTTTCATAAATCATTTTATTTTGAGCCTTCAATGCCTTAGCATCTTCTATTGCTCCTTTTATTTGCTTATTATAATCAGTATATTTATATCCAGCTTTTTGAGCTGCATCTGCAGTCATTCCAAATGCCGCTCTATTCACTCTTAATTCTTCTGTATGCTCTTTATGCTTTTTAATAAGGAATCCCACAGTTGCTCCAACAGCAGTCAGACCCAATCCTAGTGGGCTTGTAAGCCTTAGAAGTGAACTAAATCCTTTAAGCAGTGGTCCAAATACTCTGGCAATTCCTGAAAGACTACCAGCGGTTTTTGATGCTGCTGCAGATAAACTATTAAGTGGTCCAACAGGTTGTTTTAGCTGTGCTGGAATCTTATCCATTTGTCTTCCAAATATTCCTCTTTGACCGCCTTCTGCTCCGCCGCTCATTCCGCCAAATGAGTACATAGACCCAAGTAGGCCAGAGCCCATTGATATTGCTGTTCCTAGTCCGCCACCTATTTGAGAACCAAGCATCTGTCCGCCAATTGCAATTCCAGTTCCACCAAGCATACTTCTAACCATGCCACCACGATTATATCCTTGAACCATTCCGCCCATATTATATTTTTGTCCGTTTGGAGATGGAACCATTCCGCCCATGTTATATCTTGGAACCATTCCTCCAGCAGACATTTGTAAAGGAACACCCCTTCTTACCTGCCCTAGCTTACCTAAAATTGCTGATACTGATCCCCACATCTTTGATCCTAAATGACCTTTTTGTACGCCAAACATTCTTCCCAGGGTCATCTTGTTTGCTCTTGGGTCTGTGGTTGTTCCACTAGGAATATGGGTCATTTTTCCAGCGTCTTTATCAATTGAATAAACTGGATTATCTAGTAACTCTTGCGCTATCCCTAAATGTGTTTCGTTTTGTCCACCGCTGAACCCGCTAGAAGTTCCTAGTAGCGCTCTCATTATTCCGCCAACAAAACCTGTTCCGCCTTTTCCGTTAACTCTACGTGAACCCATTAATGAAGTTTCTTGAAAGAAATTAATTTTTGCGCCTGATGCTGGGTCTACTCTAAATAATTGAGCAGCGTGTCTCTTTAACAGATTTTCTTGCATAAATTCTAGTTCTTGTTTAGATAAAACACGATTTCCATATGAAGCCAGTCTTTGAGACAATGCCTTTTCGTAATTATTTAAATGAAAACGTAATTTATTTTTATCATATCCAAGTTCTTGACCTGCTTGATAAAGCAATGAGACTGGTGGTAACCCTGAAGATCTTAATCCTCTATAGTCTGATGCAATGTTTCTTCCACTTAATACCATAGGAGCATTTCCACCAACACTCCTTCCCTCTAAGCCCTGGTTTAACGCTGTAGATTGCCAAAGCATTTGAGCAGATAAATGCTCTGGTCCACCTTTGTTCAAGGCTTCGAGTAGGGGTAATGTTTGTGGTGTTACAGATGATGCACGAACAACGTACTCTCCTGGAGTAAGCATTGCTGGAACAACATCTGTTCCAGAAGGTTGAGCTTGTGCAAGCTGCCTCTCTGCTAGTAGTCTATTTACTTGTCTTGACATAGAAGGTCTATATCTATCGCTTCCGCTGTTTAGATATACTGGGCCACCCATAGAAAACTTTTTAGGAATTGTTGTTTCAATATTATACCCAGCGCCAGATGTTCTTACACCAAGTACGCCAGCAATTCTATTAATAAAATCTCTTGTCCTACCCTTTTTAAATAATTCTCTCATATTAGACTTACCAGCGGCATCTACTACTGGCTGATTTAAAGTAGGTACCATTGTAGGATTAATTGTTCTGCCCATTGATGCTGCTGATGCAGAAACAGAAGAAGCAATCATTTGCTCAGTTTGTAAATTAAGAGCAACAATCTTTGCTCTAGCAGCTTCAACCGTTAATTTGCCTGCACGAAGTTCTGCTACAATCATTGCGGACTCTCTTGCTGCGTTATCTGTAAGCTTTGAAACAACTGGCAAAATGTCATCGAACTGCATCATAAACTCTTTGCTTACGGTTCCAGTTGCAGCAATTGTTTTCTTTAATGTTTCAATTTCTGCTTTTGATTGCATACCTAATGTTGCCATCATTGCATGCCATCGGGCTGCTTCTCCAGAAACAATACCTGTCGAAACTCCCTTTACTGTTGTTAATCCAGGAACATTTGGCAAAGGCTCGTTCATATAAATTTGTGGATTTTGACCTATTGCTGCGTTTACTGGAATTGCTCCTGGAACCATTCCAAACATTGTCTGTGATGCTGGATCTCTTCCAACTCTTGAAACCATATGAGAACTTGCTCTTGTTCCGTAATCTCCAGCTAGTGGGTGATCTTTGTTAACAACTCTTTGTCCGCCTGCAGCCATTACTAAATTGCCTGCCATTGTGCTAACTGCTGGATTTACTGCCATTGCTCCTGATTTTGCTTTTGCCTCTAGCATTGCAAATTCATCGAGTAGGTTTCTTAAAGCTTGCTGTAGTACTGCCGCCGCTTTAGCGTCGCTGTAGAAAGACTGTTCAACTAATTTACCAGCTTTTTCTGCTGCTAGCATTTCTGGAGTTAGATATTTCCATCCTTCTCCACCTTTAAAGAATGCCTTCATGTGTGAAGCACCCTTTAGTAAATATCCAAAGAAGTTTGCCAACACGCCCGTAAGCATAATTACTGGTCCAATAATTGCAGTAAATCCGCCTAACAAAGCAAGTATCTGTTTAACTGGTTTAGGTAGATTGTTTGCAAACTGAACAACTTTATCTATAACCTGAATTAATACTGTATTTATTGTTAAAAATTGTTCTCCTACTTCGGCCAGCGAAGCCTTAAGGCTTTCTAATGCTCTTCTATACTTACCAGAAGCGGATTCTGTTACTGCTGACAACTCTCGATCAGCAACTTGAGCCAGTTCAGAAGATGAGGCCTTCATTAAATCTAGTACTTGTAGTGTCTGGCTACCTTGTCTTCCCAAGTTTTCAAATAATGCGTTAAGTCTTGAGAATTGAAACTTACCAAATAATTGTTCAATTGCTTGTTGTTTTTGAAGCGGATTTAAATTATCCAAAGCTCCCTGTAGTGCCATCAAGGTTCCAGTCAAATTGCCAGCATTATTGTTTACAATCCCAAGAAGATCAATTCCTAAAGTTTGAAATTTACCTACCGCAACATCTGTTGGGTTAATCAAAGAAGCAAGTGCTGACTTTAGTGCATTAGCACCTTCTGATGCGTTAATTCCACCTTCACGCATCGCTGTTAAGTAAAGAGCTAAATCTTGTACGCTTCCGCCCAATCCTTGAATAACTGGACCAGCTTTTGGAATTGCTTCTACTAAATCGTTTAGAGTTGTTGATGTTTGGTTTTCAACTGCGTTTAAGAAGTTAATTGATTCTGAAAGCTCATCTGTATTTTGTTTAAACGCTGACTGAATAGCTAGTGTTGCTTTCATAGCCTCTTGACGATCTACTTCACCAAGTACCGCTAATCTGGTAGTTTCTTGAATTGAACCTAGTAACTCATTACCAGTCTTTCCAGTTGCTGCAATATCCGCTGCTAATCCAATTGTTTCTTTAAAGCTAACACCCATTGCTGCAGATATTTGTTTTGCAGTGTCTGTAACTTCTCTGCGAACTCTTCCTAATTCTTGAGCAGAGGTTCCAGCAACATCTCCATAAACCTTAGTTAAACGAACTAATTCTTGATCTGCTTCTCTAAATGCTTTAGCAGCTGATGCTCCAAAAGCCATGAGTGGGACCGTTAATCCGACTGTTAACTGACGGCCTGCCCACTGAGTATTTTTACCCCAGTTAATAAGTTGTCCAGCACCATCTTGAAGAACTTTATTCATTATCTGAAGTTCTTGTCTTGCTAGCGCTGCTTTATTTTTTACCTCATCCAGACCTCTTGGAACATGCACATTAAACTGCATAAGTCCTTGTGCATTTCTGCCTAGCGGTTGTAATACTGAGTTCTGTAGAGCTACCTGTTGTTTTGCTAAATCTCTTATAAGTCCGCCAGAAGTTCTAGCATGATCCCTAAAAGTATTAAAATATTGATTTAGCTTTAATTTTCCGCCATCTAAATTCTTTCCAAACTTTTCTACATCTGATTGTAGACTTACAAAGTGTGTTGAGAACTGTCCAGTACTTCTAAGGGTATCTGAAAATGATCTATTCATGACGGCAATTTGATTTGCCATCATCTTATTTGAGTTAGCTAATTGTTCCTGTAATTTAGATAGGCTAGCCGTAACCTTATGCACATCGGCAATAAGGGCTGAAAAGTCAGCATTAGCGACTATCTTGGTACTGATTGTTTCGTCAGCCATTTATATTAAACTACTCCCTGGAGTATCCTAATCCCGCTCCAATTCCAAATCCAGCTTGCGCTGCGAAATTTCCTTGTAGCGAAACAACATCGTTGCTAGTGGCATTTATACCTGCTGCTCTCAAACGAATGTCTTCGAAACTAGGGCCTCCTTTTTTATCATCTTCGTACTCACCTATTTCCACTCCCTTTAAGGATGCAAAGAACTTTTTGTCTTCATGATCCTTTTTCTTTAAAGCTTTTAGAGTATTAATAAGTTCTGGCATTGATAAATTTTCTTCAAGTTCATCGTAATTTTTCCAATGTCCTAAAAGAAAAACTTCTCCTTCTAAAGCGGCTAAATCTAGTTCTGACCAGCCAGAACCGCTGCCGCTAGTAGGTTTGGGTCGTCAAGTTTGATTCCTCCGCAAACTTCTAGAATGCGGTTCATTGTTGGAACATCAATAGCATCTTCAAATGCTTCTCTGTCTGCTACCAACTCTGGTAGTTGTTTTTCTAGTGCAATTGCACATGCATCAATAAGGATATTAAGTGTATCATCCTCTGTTTGTGATTCTGCTGTCTTTTTGATAGCTACCATGAACTTACGAAGTTCTTTAATTGATAGTGGTTTTAGCTTTACGGTCTGCCCGTTTTGTAGCTGTACCTCTTCTACATCATATACTGTTGTTGCCAATTTAATCCTCCTTGGATCTAGTCCTAATCATTATACTAAAAGAAATATACTAATACAACCACAAAGGCCCCCAATTTCTTGGGGGCCCTGTAGATAATTATTTAATTATTATACAACCAATACACGGTCAACGATCTTACCGTATTCTTGTCCTTCGTAGCCGCTCATAGCGGTTGGGAGTAGACGGAATGTTACTGGGAATGTAGTTGGGGCTGATCTTGCCAATGTGAAAGCTGATTGCTGCACTGACAAAACACGACGTGCATAATATACACGCTCTACCTGAGCACCTGCTGTAGTTGGTGCTTGACCAACTGCAATAAGCTGACGCTCTGTTGGTGCAATACCAAGAGCTCCTGCTGCAATACCAAGGGTATCTCTCTTTGATGTACCAGTTCCTGTAGAAATAATTGTGTTATTCTGAGAAATTGCGCTATTGTTAGCTGGATCATCTGGCTGACCAAAAATAACTAGAACGTTCTCTAGTGTACCTTCTGTCATTTCAGTTGCGATCATAACCTCCATCGCTGACTTGAACAGCTTAGCTGTATCAAGAAGCTGATCCACTGTTACTGAATCATATGTTGGGTTGTAAGTGATCTGCAAACCGTTGTTTGTAAAACCTACGTTTCTGTAGTAGAATGTTCCAGAATCTTTTGCGTTAAGAGTATCTGTATAAGATACGCCTGTAGCAAATGCTGAAGCATTTGTTGTTCCTGGCTCGGAATTCTCATATGTTGCGTATCCTGAAGTTGTTGAGTCAATGTTTGAAATGAACAACGGGGATGCACCTACGAGAATATTTTTAGCATTACCTGCGTTTTGTGCCATGTGTTTCTTACCTCCTATATTTCAATATATATATATTTTCTTAAAATCTTAAATTAAAGCTGGCTAGGCTTCTTTCCTCTTAGGATAAGTTTATTCCATAATGGGTAAAAAGGCAAACCTTAAAGGAACCTGCCCTGACCGTCTGTAATTCTCGAATACTTGATTTCTAGTATGACTTCGGCTGCAAAGAATCCCTGTAGCTCCTCTGAGGGGGCTGTTGGAGATATGTCGGCTATATAAACTGCGTGGAACTTAAACTTATCTGATAGCCCAGTCCATTTATTGATGCTTCTAGCAGACTCATCAACACGCCTGAACTCATCTGTCATGTAGTTTCTAATTTCATTAATTTCGGATATATCCGTTGAGTATATTGTAAAAAGTATCTGTTCACAACAAATTAGCCAGTTGTCCTCATAAGACATTCCTATCTTGTCGTAGACTATGTGCTTTTTCCCGCTCAAAAATTGATTCATTTCTGCTGATTGCTGAACTGGAATAATTGGAATAATATTTTCATTTAAATTATCTGACCAGTAGTCATCCTCATCAAATATGTTTCTAGTATACAGCTCTTTCCAGAGGTACTTTCTTAACTCTATCATTGCATCTAGTTTATAGTTTGCTGTCACATTACACCGCCAAATGACGCTGTAAGGGCAGCATCTGCCTGAGACCTAATAGCATTTGCAGAAAAAGAATACTGAACTTTTTTAATATTAGAAGGAACTCTTAGTGCTTTAGTCATGCTTGAATTAAATATTTTTTGGAATCCAGATCTCTTAATAGATTCATTTACTAATCTTCCGCTAAAAAATCTTGAGTGAGCTAGCGTGAATTGATTACGTGCACCAGATCCACCAGGTCTTTTTACTGTAACTGGCATACCCTTTGGCATAAATACTGTTTCTCCATCAGCTTCAAAAACTAATCTTTCAGAATTTTTTGGTCTAATTACTAAAGGCTTACCTGCTTCCATAATTGAAGCCTTGTTTGCGAATACGTGTCTTCTTTTTCCGTTTGCTGAAGGAACCATAGATGTTGAAGGAAGCAGATCATAGTCTATTCTAAAAGACAATCCTTCTGCAGACAACTTGTTAAGCTTAAAAAGTCTTGCTGTTTTATTACCAGTCTTTTTCCACTCATAAACATGGTGTAAGGACTTAGGCCTAGATCTAGCTAATGCGTCTATATAATTTCCAAAATCTAAATTTATCTGATCAAACATTACTTTAGTAAATGCATTTTGAAATTGTTTGTTTGTTGTTAATTTAGATATTACTGCTGCCTCATAATATACAAAAGCTGATATCTGAGCTACTGTACTGTCTTTAAGAGGTCCGCTTTGGTTTGAATACATCATTCTCTCTAGTCCGCTTGATACCTGAACCAGTAATCCGCTATTGTCCAATTTGTTGGTTCTCCGATCTCTTCATTGAAGAATTGTATCCTATGACTCTGCCAAAGGGGTCTGTGATTGGAGTTGTTCCTATAACTTCAAATACCGTAGGGGTTTCACTTGGAAAGTTAATCTCTGTCCAAATTGGGTTACCTTCTCGATCACGAATGTTTGTAACTTTTTCTCTTGCTATAAGCCTCTCAGATGTTCTAACTTGAATAACCTGATCATTAAGGTACTTATTGCTAAACACCTGTTTGTCGCTTGATCTGGTTGTTGCAGAATTACTAATTACGCCCTTGGCGTGACAATTAACTGTTTTATAATAATTCCATTCTCTTTTAATAGCTCCCGTATCTGGGTCTTGCATATCTGACTGACGATAAACGTCTAAGTACATGGAAAGAACTGACTCTATTAACTCATTCATTACAACAACATGACCTGAGAAATTACGTAATTAGATAGCAATTGATCTGCATATAAATTACCAGTTCCAGAGGTTGCCTCTCCAGAGTATTCAAAATCCCAGTCAAATGTTGAAATCTTTTTAATATACTTATTCTTCCAGGCTAAATCCTTTGAAAAATAATCTTTCATTAATTCTATACATGCTAACTCTACTTCGTCTGGAACCTCTTGGTATCCAAATCTTGCATATACCTGATACCTGTCACCTTGTTTAAAAAAGTCTACAGAGTCATGAATGCTAGGAGGAATCATGCCATTGGCAGTATATACTGTATTGTCTAAAGCAGACGTTCTATCTATCCTTAACCCAAAGCCGTTCTCAGTAATGTTTACCGATCTTCCCCAGTTATTAACTTTAGGGGTAGCTAAAGAATCTAACAGAAGGTAGTCGTTAGCATACATTCTGTGTACTTGAATTAATTTAGAATTAAATATTAAAGTGTCTGAATCGCTTCCATACACTAAGTGCGTCTGGTCATAGGGATAAAAATTTTGACCAGTATAGTTTTCAATTACTTTACGAGCATATCTTTCAGCTAAGACTAATTCTGAATACGATTTATAATTAGGGTCTGATCTGTCTCCGCCAAATTTTAGCTCCTCACGAGTTTGCTCTAAATCAGTATAAGACTTTACGACATAGAGATTATGCTCTCTTGTCTGAGCTATACCCACTACGTTATATGTCCAACGTAATTTTAATGTTCTAGTTCTTGAAACTACATTCTGAGGAAGAAATACCTGATATACACCAACATCTGTTTCGACTTTTTCTGCTGTCAATGTTGCCTGAATTGTGGTAGGAGATACTGGATTAATTGGATCGTTTGTTATGTCATAAACTAATACTGTTGGTAGGTTATCAGAGTCTTGCTCTTCACCCCTCCAATAAACTTTATGCTTTACTCCTGCTGTAGACCCTACGTAAATCTCCATAGTGTAGGCTTAGTTAGTTGTAATACTCCTGGACTTCCTTTGGAGTTGCTAATCTAAAGCCGTCCTCCTTATCAAAAATTTCTTGAGCGTATTCCTTGCTCATTGCAATAAATGGGTGCTCTTTTGTGAACGTGAATCCCATAATATCATACCTAAAGTTATCTCTAGTCATTCTTACTAATACTGTGTTTTCTGGCTGATCCGCCTTTGGATCAAACTTAGGTAGTACCTCTGTTGCCATGTCTTCAGAATCCTCTTCCATCTTTTCAATGGTCTTGTTGTATACAGACCAAGTTACGCCTTCTTCTGCGAGGGCTGCAATAATATCGGCTTTGTTCTTTAGGCCTTCTGTCTCAACTGCAAAATCTTCTGCGATCTGCTTTAGTTCTGATACTTTTAATGTCTCAAATGACATGTAAATCTCCTATTTCTACTTATAGCAATTATAGCATTATTAAATTAAAATGAAAAGCCCCCCAAAAATTAATTTAGGGGGCATTTCGGGGATCTAAATCCTAATAATTAGGAAGCGACCTTAACGTTCTTGACTACGACCCAAGCGTCTGCTTGCTCGATTTGGCATCCTACACGAGTATACATTGTGTACTCGATAGAGTCCTTACGTGGCCAGAAGAATCGATATACGGTTACGTCACGCTTGATACCAATAACTACGTTATTTGGGAATGTCAAGTGGATATCTCCGTGTGATCCTGTTGGATTTGAATAGTCACCAGTTTGAGTTTCTGGAAGTAGTGGTACTTCAACAATCGGAATACCGAATGCGAATGGTGCCACAAATCCTGCTGCTCCACCTAGTGCTGATACGCCTTGTCCACGGATAACGCTTGATGCGATATCTTCTGGATTAGCTGTTCCTGCAGTGATGCTGTTCTTGTACAAGAAATCTTGAATCAAGTTTGATCCTGCTAGGAAGCGAAGGTCTCCACGACGTTGCTTGTACTTACGTGGCATTGCCTTAAGAGCCTTATTAAATGCTTCACGACTAATTTCTGCACCGTTGTTATCAACAACACGTCCATTAGCCTTTGACTTTGCAACTACACCCTGGAATGCTGAAAGCAGTCCTGAGCCAGATCCTGTACCGTTAAGGATTACATCCTCAATATCGTTACCTGCCTGTGTTGCCATCAAACGTGCAATGTGATCTTCAAGATCTGCACCTTCGATATTATCTTCTAGAGATTCTGTTGAAAGCTCCCAATCCATGCGGAGTTTCTTTGTTGTTAGAGAGATCTTTGAGAAAGTTACAGCTGCGTTTGCACCTGTTTGGTCTCCTTCAGCTGCGACAGTCATAAGTCTTTCGCCAACTGACATACGATCAATCTCAGTGGTATCTGCTCTCATTCGGACAGTACGTGCAACTTTACCAATTACGGTAGCGTCGAACATGTAGTCTAGGAAGCGAGCTGATTGTTCTGCATTAAGCAATCCACCGTTTCCGTTTTCGGAAGCACGGTGTACTCCAGATCCACCTGTAGCGGATGTAAAAGTACCTGTAGCAGTTGTACCTGCTGCGATTGCTTTTTCTAATGTTTCATTACTCATTTTATATTTCACCTACCTTATTTTTAGTTAAAAATTTCGTTCACGGAACCGAGGAAAGAACCGTTCCACTTTGATTTTTTGATTATTACTTCCTGAGACCCGCCAAGGTCTGAGGACTTCTTAATTGCAGTCTCTGATTCTACTGCATCGACACGCTTTTCTACACCATCAATCGTGTTCTTGATGTTTTCTACAGCCTTTGAAAGGGCTGAGTGTTGTTCTGCCAACTCTGAAATTCGACCATCTACGCTCTTGCTAAATGTTTCAACTGTATCTTTAATAGCTGAAACTTGTGCTGCATTTGCTTCTGAAGCCTTATTCAATGTCTCTGAGAAAAATCCCTTAAGATCGCCAAGCATCTTTGCAAAATCAGGTTCATCAACCATAACTTCTGATACGTCGGCTGCTTTTTCTAGAGTTTCGGCAGAAGCGTCTGCTACTGCTTCTGCAGGAGCTTCTTCAACAGCTGGTGCTTCCTCTGCGGGAGCAACTACTGCTGTGTCTTCTACGGCTGCTTCTGGTGCTACTGCATCTTCTGCAACTACGTTTTCTGTATTTTCTGACACTTCTTTACCTCCTTCTATGTCTGCCTGTTTTGCAATTTGTGTTTCAGGCATCGACAATCTTGACTTTTTATGTAAATCAAGAATCTTATCTATTTCTTTTGCTTTGTTAACATCGTTTGATTCTACCCAACCGATCAATGTTGCAGGCTTACCTGTAACTGGTGAATCATATGATGACTCTGTTGATACAAACACTGAATCAGTGTCTGCACAATAAAAAATATTTTCTGCTACAACTTCTGTTGCCATTCCTTTAAATACTAGCTGACCATTCATTTTCTGAACAGACAAGATGTTGCATAGCTCGTTTGCTGGTGAGTCAACTACTGACAACTCCATCAATGAGTATTCTTTAATAAATCTAACTGGCTTACCAGTCGACTTGTTAACTTCGTTTTCTGAATCCGTAATCTTTCCGCCGATTGAGAATCCTGCTAGAGTTCCGTCAAGAATCTTTTCCCAAGTATCCTGTGCACCCTTTGAGATATATGCGTCAACATACACTCCATTATAAAATTCTTTTGTTG